TATTATGGTATTAAATAAAAATGTAAATTTGTAATTATGTAAAAACTATTATTAATAATCGCAATCATTTTTTTATTTGTATCTTGCGATAGTGAAGACAAAACAACTAAATGTAATTGCAATGCTTGGGTAAGAATAAACGGAAATCCAGTCCGTGAAGTAATTTCGTTAGAATTAAATTGTGAAACAAACGAGCCTATTAACTTACCTGAAGGATATGTTTTTTTAGGTTGTGATAATAATAATACACCGTAATAAAAATAGAAGTAAAACAATGGAAGATGTTAATTTAGGAGGTAGACCCCCAATATACGAAGCGACAGAAGAAAATTTTGCTAAGGTTAAAGAGTTGTGTGAAGATTATTTTGACACCATAGAAAATAACCCACCATTAGTAACTGGATTAACTTTACATTTAGGTTTTGAGAGTAAAAGCACGCTTTATGAATATGCTAAAAAAGATGGGTTTTCGAACCCGATAAAAAAAGCGCTAACAAGAATTGAAATGTTTCACGAAACCGCAACGGCTTATAGCGACAAATGTGTAGGTAATATTTTCATACTTAAAAACTTTAATTGGAAAGATACATCACAAACAGATATTACAAGCGGTGGTGAAAAACTTAATACTATACCAAAAACATTAGAAGTTACAATAGTTCAACCATTAGAGGAAGATTAATGAATTTTAAAGCTACTATTGTTTATCAAAAAAATTATGATGCTATTAATAAAAAATGCTACATCGTTAAAAGAGTTAAAGAGAATATCTTTTACTTTTTTGTTATTGATAATAATGGAACTTATAAAATACATGAAAAATACAAAGTAAATTTAGACAACTATCAGTTAGATGAGTTTTCAGAATATTCTTTTTTGTCGATTATAAATCATAAAGAGTTTCCACAAGAATTAATTTATAATCGTTATCGTTACATTTGTAATAAAGGAAGTTCAAGAAGTAGTAAAACAATTTCATTGATTGATTTGTATGATACTTATGGAAGAGCTAATTTAAACAAGCGTATGACTGTTTGGCGCGACACTAAAACAGATTGTAAAAAGACTGTATTAAACGATGCCTTAAAGCGTTTAAAAACTACTAATCGTTATAAAGTTGATAGCGACTTTAATAAAACGGAAAGTATAATTACTTACAATACAGAAAGCACTTTTGAAATACATGGAACAGATGACGAAGAGGCAGTACACGGATTAGAACAAGATTTAGCCTGGTTCAATGAACCTTATAAAATATCTAAAGACACGTTTGACCAAATCGATATGAGAACAAAAGACTTTGTTTTTATTGATTTAAACCCAAAAAAAGACCACTGGACAGATGATATTGAAAAAGACCCAAGAACTATATTAATCCATTCTACTTTTAAGGACAATCCATTTTGTCCTTTAGAACAAAGAACAAAGATTTTGGGTTATCAGCCAGTAAAACGTAGTTATGTAGTTGAGAATAATTTAATTCAAGAAGTTGATTGTTTTCAATATGATTTTGAAGCGAATAATCTAAAATTTGAAAGCAAACACCTAAGAGAATTATTACGTTGTGTGCTTAATGAAGAAAAAAGAAGTGCAGATGTTGTTAAGTGGGATATTTACGGATTAGGAGTTAAAGCAGAAGTACCTGAAAGAATATTTAATTGGGATGAAATAGATTATTTTGAGTATTTACGATTAGAAACCAATACATTGCTTTATGGTGTTGACTGGGGTAAAGTTGATAAATTTGGAATAGTTGAAGCTAAATATTATGATGGAAATCTATATTTACATGAATTAAACTATGATAGTGAGGATGAGTGGAAAAAGAAAATAACACCACAAGAAAGAAATTTAATTAAAGATAGAAGTGAGGGTTTTGTTACTTGGCTTTTCCAAAAATTAAATATTCCATATGATAAAGACATTATTTGTGATAATAATAGACCTTTAAAAATATTGGCATTACGTGAGAATGGGTGGGATAATGCTATAGGAATAGTAAAAAAAAGTGGGAGTATTATTGATGGAATTGATTTATTAGATAATTTAAATGTTTACTACACTTCAACATCATTAAATATTAAATATGAACAAGAAAATTATAGGCGTTCAAAAGATAGATATGGAGTCATTCAGGACGAACCGGTTGACGCAGATAATCACTTAATTGACCCAACGAGATATATTGCTTTATACTTACAACAAGAAGGAATTATTAATGTTGTTTAGATTTATTGAAAATAATTAACTATATTTGTTTAACTTAAAATATTAGATTATGAAAAAATACTTATTATTTGTTTACGAAAAATATTACCCATTAGGAGGAATAAATGACTTAATAGATTCTTACGATTCAATAGATGAAATAGATTTATCAGAAATAGGTTTAGATGAATTTTATCAAATAGTCGATAAAGAAACTATGAAGATAATAAAAACAAATCATAAATGAATGAATTAATAAAATAATTAACTATTTTGATTGTATATAAATAATTATTTATATATTTGTAACGATTAATTGATGTGAAGCTACATCAAACTATTAAAAATGAACGTAAACACTAACTTTTATAGCACAGCCTTAACTGATTTTATTATCGGTTAAGGCTTATTTAATTTATATATGGGATTTAATTTTAATATTGGTTACAATAGTAATAATTTACCTAACTATGTTGAAAGAGATAGTGCTGGGAATTGGTTTTATTCTATATTAGATGCGTTTACAGGAAATAAAAGAAAAGGATTTAAAAGCGAAAGCCATAAGTTAGAAATAATTTTAAACAATACGGCTATTTTAAAAGTATTTTGTTTTTTAGCGGATACTTATAGTCAAGTAAAAATAGACCAATATAAAAATGATAAATTAGTTGAAAAAGATTTTTTATATAGTTATAAAAAGACACCTAATGATTGGCAAACGTGGACGGATTTATTTTGGGAACATAGATTTTGGTTAGCTGGTGGAAATGCTTATTTGTATGTTGAAGCTAATACTTGGTATTATTTACGACCACAAGGATTAGATTTTACGGATTCACAAAAAAAAGCGTTTAGTCAAATATCATTTGCAAGCAAATATAAAAAAGATGTTACTAACCAAACGTTTAAGTACAAAAACGAAAACAATGTAGTTCAAGTTCTTAAATTTTCAAACCTGCATATTTTTACTGATATGTCAGGTGGTGTTAGTGGTAATTGGTTGAAAGGCAATAGTAGAATGGATGCTTTGTATCAAATAGCTATTAATTCACAATACGCATTACAATCTAAAGGAACTAATCTAAAATATACTGAAAAGTTTTTAGTTAGCGGTAAACACGACGCAAAAGATACAACGAGCCGACCAATGGCTGAAACTGAAAAAGATGGCATTGAACAATCTTTAGAGAATGGTAGAAAAATAAACGCAACTAAATCAAAAGTAGATATGCAACAAATGGTATCTAATTTAAAAGATTTAAAACTTGATGAAGCCTACGAAAGCGATTTGATTAAAGTTGCTAATATGTACGGAATACCTAAAGATGTGATTGACATTTTAGCTAAAGGTAGTACATATGAAAATCAAGAGAAAAGTTTAGGTAAGTTTATTAATTATAATGAAATGCCTAAAGTTCAGCAAATGACTGATACATACGAGGTTATTTTAAACGAACAGGATTTAAGAGGGAGTTTTAAACATTTACCATTTAACTCTGTATTTGAAGTTGATAAAATAAACAATCGTAAAATAGAGTTAGAAAGTTTAGCAATTGCAAAGGAACTTGGAGCAGATGAAAAAATGATAACCGATAAATTAAAGCAAATTTATGAGTATTAAAGAAATAAATAAGATGCTACAAGATAAAAATATTAGTCCAGAGCTAAAAGCATCATTGGAACAAAGAAAGAAAATATTACTAACTGATAAAGTTGTAACAAAATGATAAAAGTTATAGAGTTTCCTGATAAGGAATTTGAAACAAAAGAAGATTTATTTAAAGAATTAGTTACTTATAAAAAAGAATTAGTTTCTTTAAAAAAGTCAGCAGTAAAAAACGCTGATGCTGTTTCTTTTGGATTTTTTGAAAGTATTTCAAAAAATGTAGAAAACAAAGCTATTCCATCAGCTGATTTACCTGATTTATTAAATGTAAAAGTTGTTATTAATACAACTAACTTTTTAGATTCTCACGGAGATTTGCATATTAACGGAATTTGGAACAAGTCAGTAAGTGATAATAAATCATTCTTACACTTACAAGAACACATGAGAGATTTTAGCCACGTTATTAGTGATAATGCAAAAGGTAGTATTGAATCAATGACTTGGAAAAAATTAGGATTACCATACGAAGGTAAAACTGAAGCGTTAGTATTTGAAAGTACTATTGATAAATTTCGAAATGGATTTATGTTAAAGCAATACGCTAACGGATGGGTTAAGAATCATTCAGTAGGGATGCGTTATATAAATTTAGACTTAGCTATTAATTCGGAAGCCGAATACGATAAAGAATACAAAGAGTTATGGGATAAATACTATCCAGTTGTAGCTAATAAAGAATTGGCAGACGAACGTGGATATATGTGGATTGTATCAGAAGCACAATTAATTGAAGGTAGTGCGGTAGTTATGGGAAGCAATTCCGCTACTCCTACTTTAGAAAATAAAGAAGCCGTCGATGACACTTCTGAAAACGAGCCGTTGCAAGACACTCAAAACGAGGTAGAAGTACCAAAGAAAAATGTAAATCTATTTATTAAAATTTAAAACAAAGAAAAATGAATCCATTTGAAAAGTTTTTACAAACAAAAGGAATCACTTTAGACGCATTTAAAGCGTTAGAAGTTGAAAAACAAGCCGATATTCAAAACGAATATTTAGGACACATTGAAAAACAATTGGAAAACTCGGTATCTAAAGAAACATTGGCTACTGAAATTCAAAAAGCTAAAGAAGGAATCGCTGATGAGGTTGCAAAACAACTTTTAGACGCTAACAAAAGCGGTGAATCTGCAAATGAAACAGAAGTTGTTAAATTCTTTAAAGAATCTGTTGAAACTTACAAAGAAAACGAAAACGACAAACGTTACAATGCTAACACAACTGTAAAAGCTGCAGCTTTAATGACTACTGCAAACGTTACACCAAACGTAACAAACGGATTTTCTCCATTATTTGGTAATTACATCGATACTGAAATAGGTTCAACTCCAAAACCAGACCTTTGTATTTTGCCATTGATTACAATTAAAAATCAACCAGGAACTGAGTCAATTTGGCACGTTTCAAGAGTTAATGAAGAAGGAGACGCTGAATTTATTGCAGAAGGTGCTTTAAAACCATTAGCAGATGCTGAATGGGCTACAGTAAAAGAACCAGTTAAAGAGGTTGCAGTTCGTTGGAAATTTACAAAAAGATTAATGAATCATGCGCCGAGTGTAGTAGTTGACTTTGCTGAACACGCAAACGAATTAATGGAGCAAAAAATGGACGATGGTGCATTAACAGGAGATGGAACAGGTAACAACTTAGAAGGGATTACTGCTACTGGTGTTGCGTCTGCTTTTGTTGTTCCTACTGCATTATCTGAATTTTATGAAGATGCTAATATTTGGGATGTTATTATGGCAGTTGCCACACAAGTTCGTTTGGCTAACTTTAAAGGGCAACTTACAGCTATATTAAATACTGTATGGGAGGCTAAAATGAAAGGGTACAAAAATCTTGACGGAGATTATATCGTACCACCATTCGTTTCTCCTGACGGAACTAAAGTAGGTTCTATTAATGTCGTTTTTAATAACAAATTCCCTGACACTCACATTTTATTAGGCGATTTGAAAAAATTCAACTTAGTAATGGCAGAAGATGTTACTTATGATGAAGGTTACGAAAATGATGATTTCTCTAAAAACTTAGTTTCTAAAAAATTAGAGGCATTTATGGGAACTTACATTAAAGCTGGAGATGCTGGTTCAATCGTTTACGACGCAATTGCGGATATTTTAACAGATATTGAAGTACCAGCAGTTTAATAAGTATTAATTTAAAATTTTATAAAAATGGCAGACGAGACAAAAAAAACAAAGTCCGAAGTAGCAACCTTTTCAAGTAGAAAAATGCTATTAGAAAACGCTGAAAAAGGGACAAAGATTTTCTATTCAGACAGGTTAAAGGTAGAAATTATTAAAGATACAAAGCATTATAAAGTAGGAATGGTTACAAGTCCGCATAAAATTAAAGGATTAGCGCTTATTTCACAAGGAATTGCAAAAGAGTATAAAGAACCTAAATAATAAAAAATGTATCTAATAAACGAGGCTAATTTCACAAGGGAGTTATCAATTCCAAATTTAACAAGTTCACAAAGCGGTAATGCTGTTGAGTTGAATTACTATGCTGATGAAAAGCCTCGTTTGTTATTACAAATGAGTTTAGGAAACGTTTTATTTTCTCAATTAGATAGTCAAGTTACAGGCGGGATATTAAATGTTGACGCAGACCAAAAGTGGAAAGATTTAGTTAATGGCAAAGAGTATGATGGTAAAGTTTGGAAAGGTTTAAATTACTTAGAAGGTAGTTTTAAAGTTTCTTTATTGGCTTATTATACTTATTGGAATTGGGTTAACGATAGTTATTTAAGTAACTTTCAAATTCAGTCTAAAAATGCTGACAACATAAATCCAACAAGTACTTTAGTTGATTTATGGAATAAGTTTTTAGAAATGTATCAAGGAGTTAATAATTACTATCTACCACGTGTTAGTAATGTTTACGGAACTACTTTTGTAGATTATTTCGGAAACCAAAATAGTAACTATGTTTCTTTGTTGCAGTTTATAAAAGATAATCCAACAAACTATCCTGACCCACAACTTTACACGTTTGAAAATATTAGTAATTCTAATTCATTAGGACTATGATAATTGCAAATGCTTTAAAGAGATTGTTTACCGGTGCGGTTGCGGATTGCACTTTTTTAGGTGTTGAAAGACCAAACACCACTATTCAATATTGGTATGGTGACCAAAAAGAGTTGATATCTTGGATTACACAGCGTAAAAATTTAGCGAATTATCCGCTTGTTTGGTATGTTTTAAACGAATATACAGAATTTCAAGGGTGGTATGAAACTAATGTAAGGCTTGTAATAATGCAAGATACGCAATTAAAGCAGTTAAACGATTGGCGTACAGAAAATAGCTATGAAGGTGTTTTAGAGCCTGTTTTGAATGTTGTACAAGACAAATTAACTACTAATGGTTATATTGAAGTTATGGGTAGTTTTACGGATAGATTTAAACTAAAAGCAGAACCTAACTATGGCATAGCACCACAAGTAAATGACTTAAAAATCAGTAACCCTACAAACGAAAAATCTGTAAATATAGATTTAATAGATTGTTTGGTAGTTGATTTTAAAATGAGAATAAAAGCAAAATGTATTAATTAAATTAAAAAATAAAAAACTATGGCAGTTTTAATAAATCAAAAAGATTGTCTTACTTCACGTAAGAATTTAGGTTTACCAGATTGTATTATTCAAGAAGGCAGACTAACAGGTTTTATCCTTACTCCAAAAGGCTGGAGTATCGATTTAAGTACAGAAACTTTTAACAAAGAATATGTAAACGAACAAATTCAATTAGGTAATTTTATTCCAGTATTAGGGGCTGTTGAAGCTATTAATAATACTCCAGAAGCAACCACAGAAGAATATCAAGGAGGCGTTATGTCAGTAGTTCGCAATGGATTACCTCAATATGCTTTTAAATTCTTAAAAGGTGGTTGGAAATTTGCAAGTGCTTTATATACATACAACTCATTTCAAGCGTTTGATGTATTATTTGTATTTTCAAGCGGAGCAATTGCTGGAGCTACAAACGGAACAGCGTTTACAGCGTTTGATTTAGGTATGTTGAACAATGGAACATATATGTTTACAGATGGTTCTACTTCTGCAAGCGTTACTTGTTCAATGCAGTTAATTAATGAAACTCAATTTAATAGAGATGTAGCTATTTTAGATGCTTCTGTTTTAGATTTTGCAGTTAATACTGATATTTTACCTATTACGGATATTGTAATTACAGGTACAGCAGACGCCTCTGATAATAAAATTTATGTTGAGGCTGTTTATGCAATTAATCAATCAACTAAATTAGGTGGTATTGCAAGTGCTAATTTAAAGTTATTTGTAGAAGGTGTTTCTGATTTAATAGTTTCAGTAACTTACAACACTTTGACTGGTAAATACGAAATTGTACCTACTGCTACTTTAGGAGCTGGAGAAACGGTAGTTGTTCAATTGTATGATTCTGTAGCTGTTGTTGATGTAGCAAAGATTGGAACTAAATATTATAAAGGTGCAACTCCAGAAATCACAGTTGTAGTATAAAATTAAAGAATTAATCTACTATATTTGTAACTAACAAGGATGTAAAGGCTATCAATTAATTTTGGTAGCCTTTTTTAAATTTATAAACTATGGAAATATTTAATGTAATTATTTGGGGTGTAGATGCTGAAAACTTTTGCGCATTAACACGAGAGGAAAAAATAGAATGGATTTTAAAACACACTAAGCAAAAAGACTTAAATCAAATTCAGTTTTTTTTAGAAAGTCCTATTGTAAAAGCAAAAGAATGTTTATCATGTGGTACTTTGAATAATAAAATAGAAAAACCTTTTAAAAATGACAGCAATATCAGCAAAGCAAATGCTATTGAGGTTACAGCCGATAGCAACAAAATCGTGGTTGGAGAACCAAGTATCGCAAATAGTGCTAAGCGACCAAGACAAACTAAAGGAAGAAAAGATAAATGAATTTAGCAGAGGAGAACGCCCTAATGGTAAAAAAATAGGCGAATATCGTAATGCTGAATACGCTATTTTTAAACAACAAATAAATCCTTTAGCTAATGGATATGTAGATTTGTTATTAACAAGACAATTTAGCAATAAACTATTTGTAAGACCTTTTTCGGATGGTTTTATATTTAATAGTACAGATAATAAAACAGGTTCTTTAATTGGTAAGTATGGACTTGACATTATGGGGTTAAACCAAGAATGGTTTAATAACAGACAAAGAAACATTTACAAACCAGTTTTACAATTTGAGATAAGTAAAATTTTAAATAAAAAATAATGCCAAAATATAACTCAATAGACACAATCCAAGCTAAAGTATTCTTTGATATTTTAAAAACAAAAGACTTTCAGCAGTTAAAACCTAAACCAAAAGAGAAAGGTTTAGAAGAAATATTTATGTCTATTTATGATGAGTTTTTTTTAAAATCTGATAATCCAGAAGCGAATAGATATTTAGAATTACACAAAGAAATTTCATTTTTTAATTATAAAATAGCAACTTTAAAACAGGCTTTACACTTTTATTTTTACAATCGTACCACTAAAGAAATGCGTGAAGAGTTTGTTAAAAGTTTAAAAGAAGGTTTTGGAATTGAGTTAAATTTAGAAGTACCATTTATTGACGAGGTACAGCGTGTTTTAAGCATTGAAATTGGAATTATTGAGAATGATTTAAACATGGCGAAGATAGAATTTGATTCTATGGTTAATAAGTCTAAAAGTAAAGATTATGATTACTATGAAGAAATAGGTGTTTTAAGTCAAGTTTTACCTAATAACTCACTATTAAAAGAACAAATGACTTTATCGGTTTATATATCTTTAGAAAAATTAGCAAAAAAAGTAGTTGAACAACAAAATAAAAATAAATAATGGCAGAATTTATTGAATTTCTTTCGTCTAATGCCTTAAAAGAGCTTGAACTTGCTAATAAAGAATTAGTAACTATGGTTGCTAATGTTGATAATGTAGGTAAGAAAATGAAAAACATATCTACTCCGAGTGGTTCGGATAGTGCTATTAAATCATTAACAGACCAATATAAGCAACAAGAAAAGGTTATACAATCTTTGCAAAATCAGTTACAAAAACTAACTGAAAAGCAGAATTCAAATACTTTGTCGGCTAAACAAATGGAGGCTCAATCCATTAAAGAAAGCAACGCAAGAAACTCTTTAAACAAGCAAAGAGAACAAACTATTAAGCAGTTAGAACGAGAGCAAGCAAGGCTTTTTGCTTCTGAAAATCTATATAATAAAGTACAATCTAAATTAAATTCATTATCGAACGAATACAAGGCACTTGCAACACGTAAAGAATTAGGATTAACATTAACCGATAAAGAATCGCAAAGATATTCTTTATTACAAACTCGTATTCAAAACTACGACAAAACACTAAAAGCAGTTGACGCGACCATGGGTAAACACCAACGTAATGTTGGAAATTACGCAAGTGGTTTCAATCCTTTAAGTAATTCGATTAATCAGTTAACACGTGAAATGCCAGCTTTTACTTATTCAGTTCAAACTGGGTTTATGGCATTGTCAAATAATATACCAATTTTCACTGATGCAATAGGTAATGCAGTAAAACAAAATAAAGAATTAATCGCACAAGGACAACCAACAACAAGTGTATTAAAACAAGTAGCTGGAGCGTTGTTATCATGGCAAACTTTAATGGGTGTTGGTATTACTTTATTGACTGTTTATGGTAAGGAAATTGGAGAATGGATAGGGCAATTGTCTGGAGCAAGTTCGGCTTTAGATGAATTAGCTGAAAATCAAAAAAAGTTTAATGATTCACGTTTTGAAGGAAAAAAAGATGCTCAAATTGAAATTATAGAGTTAAGAAAGTATTTAGCAGTTGCAAAAGACGCTAAACTATCAGATGAAGAAAGAAATATTGCTTTAAAACAATTACGTTCACAATATCCTTTTTACTTTAAAGAATTAAGTGACAACGCTATCTTAACAGGGAATGTTGTTGAAGCTGAAAAAAAATTAATGACAGCTTTAGAAAAACGAAAAGATGTAGAGAGAAAAACAGAGTTTAATGTAACAAATAAACAAAAATTACTTGATTTAGAAAAGGAATTAGACATATTAAAATTACAAGAAGTTCAAAAACAAAAAGCATTAAAAACATCTGCACAGTCTGGGTTAAGCGCACAAGGATTAGCTACTATATCAAATGAGTTAAATAAAATACAAGAACGTAAATTAGAAATAGAAAAGGATTCAAATAAAATAAATAAACAAATAATTGAAAACGACACAGCTATTTTCCAACTTAAAAAAGAAACAATTGGATTAGAATATCAGGAAGAAAAGTTAAACGATAAAAAATTAAAAACACAAAAAGATTTAAACTTTGAATTAGAAGATTATTTAGCTTCAAGATACGCTTTAACAAAAGCTACTTTAGAACAAGAAATATCAATGTACTCTGCGTTATATGAAGACGAAAAACAAACTTTAGGCAATCGTTTATTTGCGTTTGATTCTATGACTAAAAAGAAAATAGAATTAGCAGAATTAAGCCTTGAAGAAGAAAAGCGTTTAAATAAATTAGCTTTAGAAAATAATATTGCTACTTTAACGCAAGAATATAACGAATATATTAAAACAGAAGGTGTTACTTCAGGTCAAAAAGTTAGAGCAAAACAAGAATTAAACAATGCATTACAATCTTTTGCTAAAAAAAATGCTTTAGATTTAGAATTAATAGAGTTAAAACATTCTGAAACAATTTTTGATATTACAAAAGGAATGTTTGAGAATATTTTAAAAATAAGAGAACATTATGCTAAATTAGGCGCTTTAAAAGACATTCAAGAAGAAGAGTTGCGAGGATATCAAGAATACGCTTTAAGATTAAATAATATTACAAAAGCGACTACTTTAAAACGGCTTAATGAAATTGATAAAATAGAAAAAGATGTTATTAGAAAAGCGCAGGTTAATAGATTGCAGTTAGAAATTGATGGAATAGCCGAAAAATTACAAAAAACAAAATCAGGTAGTGAAGAAGAGTTAAAGTTAAAAACTGAATTATATGAAAAAACAAAGCAGTTAACACAACTTGAAATTAATGATTTAAAGGAGAAAGAAAAAGCGCAAAGAGATTATCTTAAATTGTTAGATGACACCTATACTGGTTTCATAGATAAATTTAGTTCTCAATCAGGTTTTAGCGGACTTATTGACATAATGTCTGGTGGATTAGAAAAATTTAAAGGAGATGCTGTTTCTACTGCTTTAGTTGTTTCAGAAGCATTCCAACAAGCGTTTAATACAATAGCAAGTTATTCAGATGCTAACTTTCAAAGAATGTACACTAATTTAGAACAGCAAAGAGATGTCGCTATATTATTTGCTGGAGAAAGTACAACAGCTAAAGAGGAAATTGAAAGACAATACGAAGAAAGACGCAGAAGAATACAAAGACAGCAAGCGGAAAGTCAAAAACGTTTAGCGATGTTTAATATTGTAACAGATACAGCACAAGCGATATTAGCTACTTATGCAAGATTAGGGTTTACTCCAACTGGTATAGCAGCGGCTATAGCAATGGGAGGTGTTGGACTATTACAATTAGGATTAGTAGCAAGTCAACCAATACCAGCTTTTGAAAAAGGAGGTATTCACGATGGTGGGTTAATGTTAGTAAATGATGGCAAAGGAAGTAATTATGCTGAAAAGGTTGTAACTCCTGATGGTAAAATAATTGAACCTAAAGGTAGAAATGTAGTAATGAATGCCCCGAAAGGAACACAAATTTTCACTCACGACCAATGGCAAGACCAGATGAATAATATTTTATTAGGAAATGGAATACAAGGAATTAACCAAAGAGAAAGTACCAATGACATAATTGTAAATGTTGAAACAAAAGACAGTTATCTTTTTAATATTGACGAAGGCGGAATAAATAAAACAATTATGCGAGGAACAGTACAAACGCAAATATTAAATAGCAGATTAAGAATTAAATCAAAAAACGTATAATGGACGGAATTAATTTTAAATTTTACCTTAACTTCAAAAGTGATTCAATAGGTCGGTTAGAAATAACAGAGCCTATTGGATTCGACGGAGCTACTTTCACAATTGAGCAAGACAGTAAACGATACGGGCGTGATGTTGCGTATGGCAGCGAAGAAGTTTCTATGTCTTTTTTTAGTGGGATTTATGATAATGGATTAACGCACCAATTAGAAAACTTATTACGTTATTATTCAGATTATGGATTTGAAAGCGAAGTTGAATTTATAGTAAATAAAAACGGAATTGATTTTGTAGTAGGTTTGTTAGACTTTAAATTGGCAGAAACAGACCAAATAACGTATTTTAAAACTAAAGTAATACAAAATACAAATCAGGCAATTGTTAAGCGTAGAGAAGATGTAAATATTGATGTATTTAGCAACAAAGATTTAGACGACAATCCAATTACACCAGTTTCAAAAACAAAGATATTATTAAATGCAAAACCAGTTGTACAAATTAGTGAATGGAAATCAAATACAAATATCGCTTTAGGGTTTTCAACAACAAATAATAGGAATGAATCACTTGATATACCAAGTACAGATACATTCGGAGCGAATAACTCAAACGTTACTATAAAATCAGGTATAGAGAATACTTTATCATTTATAGACAACAGATGGTTTTTAAACAGTTTTGGATTCCCAAGTGATGGGATTAATTTTACATATCTGGAAGCACAAGAAGATTTAACAAATGTTACTATAAAAATAAGAGAATTAATAGCTTTTACAAGTCAAAACAAAAGCGATTTCTTTGCAAACATTGTAACAAGTGGCAGTGGTTATGTGAAATTTGTTGTGAAATATGGTTATGATAATGGTATAGGAGATGATTTAACAACTATTGAATTATATGAAAAAACATTTGGTTTTGTTGACGACACGCCAGTTGAATATTTGCCAGATTCTTATGATGTAAATATACCACTTATTCAAAGAGGTATGAGATTATGGATATATTTAGAACCTTTTTCAGAAGCAGATTTTAACCAATATCAAAGTAGCAGTTTAGCAAATTACAGCGTTTATGCTACTATGGAAAACATGAATATAGAAATAACTGCTACTTCAACAGCAATTGATTCAGTTAGTGACGGAGTTAGAGATATAGACTATAAAAAACAATGTTTTAAATCAGCAACAGGATTAAACGTTATTGCTCCTAAATATGATGTTGGCGGTCAGTTTTATGATAACTTTGTGTTTAATGGTAAATTAATACGCCAATTCACAGACCAAGCATTTTACGGAACTATCAAAGAAAACGTATCACAATTAGTTGAGCTAAACAGCGACTACCAAATAAACAAAGACGCCGTTTATATTGGTCAATATAACGACTATTATACTAATAAAGAAATAGGTGCATTTTTAACTGCTCCAGAGCAAAGTTTTAAAAGTTCGTTTAATGATAGATATTCTATTAACAGATTTGAATATAAATATAAATCATTTGAGCAAGATAGTGAAGAAAGCAATACGATTGACGCAATACACACATCGACACAATGGTTGTTACCAAATAAACAAGTAGAGAATAACCTAAAAATTGAAGTTGATTTTGTACGTGATGCTTTTGAAATTGAAAGCTTAAGAAGACAAGGTATTAATACAAAAGAAACTACTTCTTTAAGTAATGACGATAAAGTTTATATTATTGATTGCATACAATTAGCACCAAACACAAGAAAAAGTTTTACAGCAGTTTTACAATATCAATATTCAGACGATGACAATACTTTTAAATTACTTTCAAATGGCAGATTTAATTGGACTTTATTAGGTTTTAATGTGGGTAATATAATAAAAGTAAATGGTATTGATTATGTTGTGCAAGCGTATGAAGGAAGTGTTATTACTTTAAAATACACAGGAACAAGCAACGATAACGGAACAGAAGTTTTTACAATAGATTATCCGCTTACAAATGTGCTATGGCAAAACAGAACAAATCAGGAATTTGATTTAATTGAAAATATAGCAACAGGAAATAATTTTAGTAACTTACAATACTCAATAGGTCGTAATTTAGAACATTGGTATTCTTATTTAAAAACAGCTTGTAAATATCATTTATTAGGTAAAATTAAAAATACTTACTTTAAATCAAACGGAGAAGCAACTACGCAGTTTAGAGGCGGTAGAATTATCAAAGAAAATGCTGATATATTAGTATCTTATTTGGGTAATGCAATATTATCTCCTTACATTTACACTACTAAATTAGTGGCTGATTATAACGATGTATTAAGTATTCTTGAATTAATGGAAACTATAAATTCAGACAATTCTATAGGCGGATTTATTAGAGTAATGGATAATGAGTTTAGAATGGCTAAAATATATCCTACTAAGCTAAATTATAAGTGGTCAACTGCTGAATTAGATATCACAGGAGAAGTAAAACAAGAAAGCGAATATTTAGAAATTACTTCTACTTCAAGCGGTTTAATTATTATTGATGAGGTTGGTTATTATACTGATATTATAAAACCTTTATCATTAAGAACAGAAGGAGATTATATACAAATACTTGATTCAAGAGGAATTGCATTAAATAATTTAATTAAATTCGATAAAGTTAGAGTTAATTCAGAAATTTTTAGTAATATTGTAGAACTTTCAAACGAACTATTAACGTTGTGATAACGTAGATATTATGGACTATTCTTTTATAAGATTTAGCGAAACATTAGCAGAGGCGAACCAATTAAAGGATTCGCCTTTAGCTAATATTCGTTATCAAGAGGTTATACAACTACTACCAACCGAACACTATTTACAAAAAACAAATACAGAAAATGGTATTTCTTTTGATGGAGATTTACAGGTTTTAGTTGTAGATTGTAACGATAAAACTTTAGCAGATATTACGGATAAAGTAGCTGTTTATGAATTTGTGGATAGAAACGGAATAAATCAATTTGATATTGAGTTTTACAAATTAAATGTAGACTTTTATAAAAGACTGGTTCACATAAAATTAGTAAATACTTATTCCGATGCGGTTTGGTATTCAAATTCATTATATATAACAGAATACGAAAGCTATAAAACGAGCCGTTACGATTATTTTAATCACAATGTAGTATTCGGCATTCCTTATGATAAAACTTCAAACTATCAATCTATTAGGCTTCAATTATGGTTTAATAATTTAGAAGATAAAACAGAAGTAAGCGACTATTACCAAATTAGTAACGGAAATACAATAAGCACAAGACCGTTATACAAACAATCTGAAATATATGCTTGTGAAATGATGTCAAACTTTGCATTTGAAAGAATTAATGCAATGCTTTTGAGTGATATTATTTATATTGATGGTGTAAGAATGACAAATAAAACCACTTTAAAAAGCGGTCAAATAACACAAGCAAGTAATATATTTAAAACTGAATTTAGTTGTTTTAAAGATTACAATCAAAAATACTTACCTTATCCGTTTATTTATGAGCCTTTAAATTTAGTTAGTAGAAGTCCAGAAGGCATATATACTTTAACAAGTTTACCAACTACTATAAGCGGAAACTTTAACAGAAATGTAACATTAGGTAGCGGAACTATAAAAATATATCAAGGTACAACACTAATTGAAACATTTACAACTGCAACAATTGCAGACAATATTTTTGATGTAGATATAACTGGTTTAATAACAACAAATGGAACTTACTATGTTATTATCTCTGATGGTTTGTTTTATAACGGATTAGATGTTTATAGCGGTACAAATTGGAGTTTTGAGGTTACTGATGGTGAATTTGATGGAACAGAGTTTGATAATACAGAATTTTTAACAAATTAAGATATGATAAAAAGTGATTTAATAACAGCGGTGAATACTCAACTTACTGCAATTATAACACAAGCAAAGGTTCGTTTAGCATCTTTGCAGATTATAAATGAACTATATCCAACAACACAAAACGAAACACAAGCCACAGCTGTTATTACAACAGCAGATGCTAATTTTGAATATGATTTAAACTTTACGAAAATAGGGCGTTCAGTTAATGTAACTGGTTCTATTTCTAATGTTTCTGGCAGTATACTTGGTTTTGGCTCTAATGTTTTTGAATTTAATGCAACTGAATTTTTACCAAACACTACTATAAATCAATTATTTGAAGTTAGCGGAGTTAAATTTACAATAACACCATCTAACGAATTGCAAGCAATTACAAGTATAGGAAGTGGTCAAGTAATATATATAAATATAAAATACTCAACACTAAATTAATATGGCAGATTTAATACTAATAGAAAATGTATCAAATAGATATTCAGAAAACTTATTTAGTTCTGATTCTTTGATTTCTGATGCAACAATAATAACATATAATAAAAACAGCGTTTCTGGCGGATATGTGCTTTCAGAAAAAGACTCTTTTACTGGATATTCAAAAGCATTAAAAGCCTCTGTTTATCAGGATGTAACTTTGGGTTTTGGAGTTGATTTTGATTTTAGGGATGCTTTAAAACATACAGCAGAAATAGATGGTAATTATATTTTTCAAACTAACTTTAAGATAACTACTGAAAATTCAAGTCCAAGCACTTTAGTAGATATTAATGTAAAAATGTATGTAAATACAATACTAACAGAAACATTTACTAAAACTATTGATTTAAACTCTTTAGAACTAGAAAAGTACTATACTTTATCTCAAAGTTTCAATCTAATAGAAGGTGATTTAGTAGATTTTTCTTTTGAACTTATAAGACCGAGTATAGGTATTCCGAATCCTAATTTTACTATTTGTTTTGATGGGTTTAAATTAGAAAACAATACTTATAATATTGGAGCTGTTGGTATTCCAAGTTTTTATAGTTTGCCTAAATCAAATAACACCGGATATCAAAGTAAAGTGGATGTTGTAAACACTCAAAATTTAACAGCTTTAACTGATAACTTAATTTCTTTTACTGGTGTTGATTCAGAAAATGGCGGATTGGTATTAATGGATAGCTTAGGCAAGATAACGCCTTTAAGATTAGGCGATACTTTAAGCCTTGATTTTGTGTTTTCTTTTACTACTCCAGTTGGTAGTGATGATTTTTTAAGCGTAAAATTTAAAGTAAATAGTGTTATTTATAGAGCGCAATCATTTAGTATATTAGAACCTACAGGAGAAACAAATTACGCAAGTGTTTCTTTTAATTTACCAGTTGAGGCTGATTTTTTAACCTATGGTGGTGAGTTTTATGTAAACCCTAATGTAGATATAACAATATCAAATAGATACTTACAATGCACAAGAACACATAAAGGTATATAATTATGATTAAGCTACAAATAAGAAGAAAGACAGCTAAAGTTTGGCAACACTTTATAACAGATGGAGAAAACTTTATTTTATCTAAATGTTATTGCAAAACTAATGGAGATAAATTTAGAGTTGTTGAAGATGGAGGAACTCCAAAGAATGAATATAACTTTGATGAAATTGAAGTTTATGACGACTTAAATAGCGGTGGAGCAGAAACGTTTACAAGCTCTTTATTGTTAATGGAGCGTTTGTCTGTACTTGGATATGTGGGTTTTAATAAAGATGGAGATGTTGTAATAGCTGATTTAATCAGTACAGACCCATCTAACGCTGTAGAAGAAGGTACTGATGGTAAATTGTTTGTGTCTGCATCGAGTGGTGGTGGTATTGAGTCTGTTACTGGAACAATGGTTGATGATACAGACCCGTTAAACCCTATAATTGAAAGTGATTCTACAAAACAAGACAATTTAAACGCTATTAATTTAGGGCAAATAATTTACGATGAATTAGCTATTAAATCAACACCAAGTGCTGACGATGAAATTGTAATGTATGATTCATTAACTAGCGAAGCTGTAACTGCTAAATTTAGTTCTTTTTATACTCCATCAGTAGATTTATCATTATTCCCTAATGTTTATGATTACAGACAAACATCGTCAGGTTTTCAAACTTTAGGAGCTTATTCTGCTTTAACTATTAACGGAACACAATCAAACGTAACTGCAAATACTGATAGTTCAATAAGATTGAGAAAAGTTTTGTCCGCTGCAACAGCTGGAAGTACAGCAAATGTATCTCAATCGTCTCACGCTTTTATAGCTTCAAATCAAGGGTTTTATTTTGATTTTAGAGTTGATGAATTAGATAGCGGAACTGTTTCAGATAGTCGTTGTTCTTACGGGTTAGGTGGAACTTCATCGATTGGAAATATTGAACCGAGTGCATATACGTTAGGATTGTTAGGATTGGGACACGAAAGCACTGATGCTAATTTTCAGATATTATACAAAGGTGCTGGTGCTGGTAGTTTATCAAAAATAGATTTAGGAGCTGATTTTCCTAAAAATACAAATCAAAGTTTCCATGTGATTTTCTATAGATTGCCAGGCACAACAACTGTGCATTATTACGTTAAAAATTTAACAACTGGAGATTTTACAAGTGGAACTTTTTCTTTTGCTGGTACAGTTCCAACATTAACGCCTAATTTTTACAGAAGCAACAACGCAACAGCTGTAGCTGTAGGATTTGGATTAAACAGAATACCAACTTTAGTAAGTGATGAAAATGTATAAAATAAGTTTGTTAACAGGAAAATTATACTTGAATGATATTCAGATTATTCAAGACGATACAAATTCAATATTCCAACAATATTTAACTGATAAGTCAAACGGAGTTGAAGTTATTTCGGTTGAAAGTATGCCGAGTGAGTTGGCTGAAATACAAGCAAAAAAAGTTTTAGAAAATGAAACTATGCTTTATAAAAAAAGACAATGCGATGGAGTTAATGCATACGCAGAAATAAGCGCAGAATTTCGTTTAGCTAAACTAACAGGGGTTTTAACAGAAGAACAGCACGGAGCAATTGAGGCTGTTTTAATTCCAGTTAGAAATGAGGTTTTAGCAGGGCAATGGATTTCTGCAAGGCAAAAACTTGAAGAAATAGGTGTTGTTATAGGTTCAGATTTATACAACAGACTGCACACTCAAATTAGTAACTATATAAATGAAAATTATAGCGATGTTTTGGAGCAAAAACAATACATTCCGAAAGAGATCGGAGGAAATAGATAGTTTATTCAAAAATATGCAAGAGCTTCTAACTATAAAAAACAGGAGTTTAGAGGATATTTGGTTGTATAAAAAAGCATTTTTATATTTTAGAAGCAATCCATATAAATTTGATGGAGCAACTATTGTAAAAGACTTGAATGATTTACCTAATTTAGATTTGGATGCAATGGTTCACGATTGGCAATATTTAACTGGGGCTAATAAGTCGTTTGTAAAAAAGTATAAAGCTGATTTATACTATATAAGAAATATGGAAAAAAATGGAAAAGGGATCCGTATAGTACGTTTTTTATTATTAACTTTGATTGGAATAATTTTTGTTCCTTATTGTAAAATTTTTAAATAAATAATTATGGCATCAGTTCCTAAGTGTAGCCTTTGTAGAGTTACCGAAAAAGTAGAAAAAGTTTTTGAAAATAAGAAATATAACTTTCTTGTTTATTCAGTATTTTTCGTTTTAGTTTTAGAACTATTTAGTTTTATTGTAAATTTATTTCACGTTCCAAATAAACAAGGTTATGACTTTTATAGCGACTTTGTTTATATTTTATTAACTCAAATGATATGTTTATTATTTGCAAGTTCTTTATTTCTTTGGCGTGAAAGATTACGTTTCTGTTTACGTAAAGCTACTGCAGTAATGTTTTTATCCGCTTACTATTTATTTAATATGTTAGCCGTTATATTTTGTTTTTCGGCAAGTTTTTATTTTCAGTGGATTAGTGGTGGTTTAATATCGTTAGCACTTTTACTTTTTATTCAATCAATATACGCTAAAAAATGAGCATATCGTTAAGAAGAAAAATAGGTTTTTGGTTCTTGTTTATAATTGGAGTAAGTACTATTTCTTTTCAAACCTATAAATATTTTACTAATCAATTATTTGATAGTCAAATGGAATTAGTAGTTTTTATTATCGGATTAGCACTAACGATAATGCCACAATACATATTAAGGCTTTTTGAAAAAATAATTATTAAAAAGGAAAACAGATAAATAACACATTAGTATATCTACCCCATACTATGAAAAATACAACAGAAATTAAAATGGCAAATGAACATCATTCAAACCCTATCATTAGTATTATGTCAGGTACTATATTTGGTTTATACAGCTACTTACAGGCTGGCGGTTTTGTTATCCAAGACTTTTTAGAATTTATTAAAATAGTTATATTCGGATTCATAGGTGGTATGGTAGGTTACTTGGGTAAAATTGTAGCCGAAAGGTGGCACAAGTATTTAAAAGAAAAGTCTAAAGATATTTGTAAATAATGCTTTCAAAACTATACGAAAATTATAAGAATATGGACAAAATAACACTTGAAAGAATAGAGAAAGCGCACCCAAAAATTAGGGAGCAATTAAAAGCGCAATATATTGAAGCTAATAACTTACTTGGTAAAGGCGCAAGATTACGTTTTGCCCACGTTTTAAGAACAAATGAAGAGCAAGACAAACTATATAACCAAAGACCAAAAGTTACTAACGCTAAGGGTGGTCAATCGATACATAACTACGGGCTTGCTTTTGATGTTGTAATGTTGTATGATAATGACGGAGATGGCAAATTTGAAGAAGCAAGTTATTCACAAATAAGAGACTTTGATAAAGATTCAATTGCTGACTGGGAAGAAGTTACAAAGTATTTTGTTTCTAAAGGATGGGAATGTGGGAAATATTGGAAAAAATTTATTGACCCTCCACACTTTGAAATGAATTTCGGTTTTGATTGGAAAACATTAAAAGCACGAGTTGATAAAGGAATAACTATTACTGATAATGGTATAGTTTACCCGAAGATATAACATTCCACAATTACGTAATAATCTAAAATATTACGCTTTTAGGTAATAAAAAACCGCTATCGTATTGGTAGCGGTTTTTGTTTGTTAATTATAAACTGCTTTTTAACTCTTTGGTAATATTAATAAAGTTTTTTTTATTAAATCCTTGTGTAAAAAAAGCAAACGCAATTAAAATAATTAAAATAATATAAGTAAAAGGATTTAATTTAACTAATTTAACATTATAATTATAATCATTGTTATCGTTCCAACTTTTATAATCAATAATTTCTAATTTTAAAACTTTTATTTTGTGTAAAATTCTTAAAAAAAAAGATTGTTCGTTTAATATAAATTTTCTGTATTGGTTTTCTGTAAATTTCATTTTTTAATATTTTTATAAGATTCATCAAATAAATCAGGCATAACATTAAAAAACATATAAATTGCTGATATTATTAAAATGATTGGCAATAAAATTATTTTAACAATTTTTATTAAATTTTTTTTCATAATTTACTATATTTAATTTTTTAGTCTAAAATACAACTATTATTTTAAATACACAAAAAAAGCGGTAACAAAAAATGCTACCGCCAAAACTTAACCAAAAAAACTTAAATTATGAGATTGTAAAGTTAGTGAATTTTTTTCTAAATTAATAAGTTAAATTAGAAAATGTTTTGCCATCATTATTTACGATGTAGTTTTGTTCGTCTTTAAACAATGCATAAGTTTCTTTTGCATTTTCTGAAATAACAAAAGCATAGCAATTACCAGTTTCATTATCTTTTACGATTTCTAATTGAAAAAAGTCAACATACATTTTTAAAAAAGCATCTTCGTTTTTTTCTTTTCTAAAAACTGAATAGCTTTCTCCTAAGTTCTGATTGAACTCCAGCTTTTTACTTGTAATCTTTCTTAATGTGTACATAAATTTATATATTTAAAATTTGCCTACTCTATTAGCTTTTAGGCTTCCTCTATATTTTTATCTCTAATTCTTTACCAGTTAATGCGAAATATAAATTTTGAAGTTCGTGTAAATAATAAATTTGTTTAGCATATCCACTAATCATAAAAAAGAAATTACCGCTTAATAAATGGTTACTAACAGAAAACTGATAACCAAATTCTTTAAATTTAAAATTACACTTTAAAAGCAATTCTTCGGTTAGTGGGATTCCAAAATAATGCTCAGGATTATCAAATATTGGTTTAAAATCATCAATCATAACTTCAAATGGAACAGAAGAAGATTTTGATGTAATCCAATTTCTATATCTTAATTCGTTAATTTCTATCATAAACTCGGTTTTAAATTTTTACTTATCCACCACAAAACAACAAACACAATAACCATAAATACAAGTCCAATAATTCCTGCTATTCCTAAAAATAACATTGTGTTGTCTTTTTCTTTGTGCACTTTGTTAGTTTCTTCAAGTTGCTTTAAACGTTCTTCTGTTTTTTCTAACTTTGATAAAAGCGTTTCAACTATCTTTTCCCATTGCTCATTGACATTTGTATTACTTGTTTCTTTTTTAGATTCAACAATAACGCCTTTATATTCTTTACCATCTACAAAAAATGGCGTATTAGCGTCAAAAGGTTTGTAAATAAAACTATCAGCCTTGTAATCAATTATAGTTGATTTAGAGCCTTTCTCTGTTGTTTTAGAAGTGCTATCTGTTTTTGTTTCAGTTTGTGAATCTTTATTACTTTCACTTGTGGTACTTTCTTTTTCTTTTTTTAAAGAACCGCAACTAAATAAAGTTAGTGCGGTTAGTAGTATTAGTGTTTTTTTCATTGTTTTAAACTTTCTTCAAATATACGAAATGATTCTTTCAAATCGTTAATAGTTGCTTTTTTTCGTTTGTCTACTTTTATTTCTGGTCTGTTTTTATTTATAGAATCTCTTATAAATTTTGAAACGTTTACTTTATTTTTTCGCAATTGCTTAAAAAACTCTTTCATTTCTTTATCACAAGTGAATGTTTGTATTTCGTTGTAAATTTCCATAGTTTATAAGTGTTTAGGAAATAAAATAATATTTTTTGTTGTGTTATTCTGTAGTTAACCGCTATTTAAACTCAACTTTGTGGATAATGAAATCTTTATACGAAATTGGGAATTTTAAACGGCAAAGTGTGTGATAAGGAAAATTAAACTCCTCGCATAATTTTTTAAGATTACCTCGTGTTATTGGTTCTTCTGTATAGTTTAACAAAACTATTATTGATTGTCTTTGCATTACTTAAATTTATAAACATAAATTGTATCTATTTTTTTACCATCTGTTTCTAATTTAATTTCAGGCTGAACAATAATTTTACTTTCATAAATTTGCTCTCCTGATTTATCGTAAAAAATATAAATACTAAAACCAATAAAAGAAACAACACCAAGTATTGCAATAATAAATAAACCTGCTAAAATCTGACCTAATGAATCCATAATTAATAATTTTATAATAAGTGAGCGTTTGAGTTATCAAATAAATGTGATGCTGTTTTTACTTTTGTTTCTGTAAAATTTGAAACATCAAAAATTGTTTCTATACTTCTGTTTAATCTTCGATTTTCTTCAAAATTTTCTACTTCTAAATGTGAAATATCAATTATATATATTTCACCTTTTTTATGAACGCAATAATCAAAATCCCATCTTAATTTTCGCATTAAAGTAAAACAGCTTTCATAATGAGAAACACCTATATACATTCTATTGTCATTTCTTGAAATTATAGCTTTAATTCCAAAGTTTTCTGATATTTCTAATTCTAATTGCTCGTTATTTAATTTAAGAGCTTTTTGATAATTTCTTATAATTTCAGACATGTTTTTAAAAGTTTAAAAGTTTTTCTTCTGCATAAAAATCTTGTTTATCTGAACCTTGCATGTATAAATAAATATCATCAGTTTTTACAGAAGCGATATGTTCTCCTTTTTCGTAAATCCCACAAGTCCCTTTAGCAAGAATGTTGTAAATTTTTGATTTTTTTTCTGATTTAAAAATTACTGTTATCATTTTGTTTTGTTTTAGTTGTTACTTCTTTTACAAATATACGACTAATTTTGATACTACAAAATAAAAATACTATTATTTTTAAAATATTTGTAAAAAATATAATAAACAGCGGTTAACAAGTGTTTTGCTCAATTGTGCCGAAAGTAGTTTGCGGTTAGGCACAACTGAAGCAAAGCACTCGGACGTTATAGGCAATAGGGCAGACGTTCTTCGTTTCAACATTTCGTTTTAAAAAATTAAAATAAAAAAAGCCCACGCTCTTCTTTTTTTGCAAAACCGTTTGGTTTAAATTCAGTTCCATTTATTCTGTTTTGTGCTATATTAAAATATTGTTCATTCATTTCAATTCCTATAAAATCCCTATTTGTGTTTTTACAAGCAACACCAGTGCTTCCGCTTCCCATTGTCAAATCCACCACTAAATCATTTTCATTGCTAAACGTCTTTATCAAATCTTCAAGCAATAAAATAGGTTTTTGAGTTGGGTGGTAGCCGTTGTAATCCTTTTTGTATTTCAGTATGTTGCTTTTGTATTTGTTGCCTTCCCAAAGGTTAAATGTGCTTGGATATTGGTCATTCATTTGTTTTAATAGTTCGGTTCGGTATTCCGTATCTATTTGTTTTAATTTTGCAAAGGGTTTAAATCCTTGTATTTTATCAATTTCAAATACTTCAATCAATTCTAAGTATGTTTTTTCTGTACACAATCCGTATTGAGTGCTATCAATGTAAAATGTATGTTCGGCTCTCCTGTGTCCTAATTTATTGTTTATCTGCTTTAAATTAAGTCCTATAAAATCCATTATAACTTTAAAATATGGTCTTAGTGGGTGCATTCCTTCAAAGTCGTGTTTTTGGTGGTTTTTGCTAAATAACAAAATATCTTCATAAAAACTAACCATTGCTTTATTTACTCCAAGCCCGTTTGCAAAATCATTTTTCTCCCAAACTGCACGATAAGAAAATGGAACATTCGGTATTGCTTCTGTAATCATTCGGCTTGTGTATGGCTCTTGTGAAAACAATATCATTTTCCCATTCTTTCTCAATATTCGGTTTGCTATCTCATAAATGCTTTTTGGTTCAATAGCTTTATCCCAAGTTTCAGCAGTATTTAAAACCTTATAATTTCCTGCACTCTCTTTCATTTTTACTACTCCATAAGGCAAATCAGTCAATATTAAATCAACTGTTCCACTTTCAATTTTATCGCTTTCAATTAAGCAATCTCCTTTATACAATATATTTTTCCCCACGCTTTTTTTTATTTTAATTTTTTCTTTAGTGCTTCGATTAAACATTCTGCTTAAAATCCCTACTGCCTATAACAGCGGTTTTGTGCTATTTGCACCATTAACATTTGTGGTAACTTGAAGCATTGTGCAAGTGGCAAACAGACACAAAGCCGCAAAACTTTAAATCTCCTCAAAAACTTTAACTTCTATTTGTCGTATTTCTTCATCG